TCCATGTATATCTCTGAGAACAGTCATGACTCGGCTCAAAGCCCTGATGAATCGGCTGTGATCGTTGGCGTTGGCGTGGAAGAGCCGCGGTTGGTTACGCCCACCGGTGCCTTTGGTTCCTACTCGGCTTTGGTGGGGGCGTGGAGTGAGCAGCATCTGAATCGCACACTTTTCCCGTGGCAATTGAGGGCATTGTCAGGCGCTCTGGAGCATGATGAGGCTGGGAACTTCATATCCAGTACGGCTTTGATAAGTACAGGCCGTCAGAATGGTAAGACAACAATGCTTTCCGCGCTTGTTGGTTTCTGTTTGACTGAGCTGCCGCGCATCTGGGGCAGGCCTGTGCGGATCATGTCAACCGCGCATGAGCTCGGGCTGGCCACCGAGGTGTTTGAAGATTTGCGCGAGGTGTTCGAGCTACTGGAAGAATCTGATCTGGCCAAAGTCACCTGGGCATATGGCAGGCACCAGGTCAAAATGCACGATGGCTCGGTTTACAAAGTCAACAGCGCGACAGGCAAGAAACACGGAGGCACCTGGGACATCCTTATTGTCGATGAGCTGTGGGCCATCAGTGAAGCAACCTACTTCGGTGCCCTCAAGCCTTCACAGATAGCGGTGCCATCACCGCTGGCGTTCTTGGTCTCCACTGCCGGTGACGAATCCTCAAGGGCGTTCCTCAAGCTTCGAGAACAAGCCTTGGGTGTCATTGACTCAGGCGTAAGGTCTGATCTCTTCATGGCGGAATGGAGCCTCCCAAGCGGCGTGTCACCAGATGACCAGGCATATTGGGGCTACGCCAACCCCAGCCTTGGCAGAACAATCACGATGAAAGGTCTCGAGAGTGCAGCTGCCGCACCTGATCGTTCTCAGTATCTAAGGGCCCACTGCAATTTATGGGTTGCCGCCGCGAACAGCTGGATCAACCCTGGCGAATGGGCCAAGCGCCTTACCACAAACCTTGCCATAGAAGGTGGCAATTCAGTATTGGCTGTGGACAGCTCTGTGGATGACAGCAAGTATGTCGGGATTCATTGCGGCCTAAACAGTGACGGTGACATCGTGGCCAGTGTTGCGTTCACCTGTGAAACCAACCGCCAGATGTGGCTGCATATCGAGCGCCTCATGGAAGAGAACCCGAAACTTAAGCTTGCTATCACACCCACACTTGACTTGCACACACCAGAGCCACTGATTCGCCGGCGTTCCCTGTGGGGATATGCAGAGATGATTAAGTACACGGGCCTGGTCAAGTCGATGATCAATGAAGGCAGGCTTCTGCACACTGGTGAAGAGATGCTGGCAGAGCATGTCAACAGAGCCACCCTTGTCAAAGCAAATGGGGCAGTGGTGCTCAGCTCGCAAAAGTCTCCAGGCCCGATTGAGTGCGCAAGGTGTCTGGTGGCAGCTGCATCTTTGGTGTCGCGCCCAGGTCAATCTGGTCGAGCAATGATTGGCTCCGCTAGATAGTTGCATTTGCAACGACTTTGTGCGAGACTCCGCCCGTGGGATTCTTCACTCCAAAAGTCACTACTGCACAGATGTCTTCCGCACCCCTGAAGGCTGCCGCAGGCGCTGGCGCTGCCCAGATCAATGACTTCCTGGCCTACTCCACCGGAGCTGCCGAACAGCGAGCTCTGCAAAACCCAACGGTGTCACGATCCAAAGACTTGCTAGCCTCCATGATTGGGTGCCTCGAGATGCGCCACTACTCAAAGCAGTGGACAGGCGAACGCTACGAAGAAATCTATCTACCGCTTGAGCCGTGGATGGAACAACCTGATCCAAAGGTCACGCGCAACTTCTTCTACTCGAATATCTTTAGTGACCTCTTCTTCCATGGCCGCGCCTTCGCCTTTGTAACCTCGCGCTACTCCACGGGCCTGCCAGCCAGTTTTACTTGGTTACCTGCCGCGATGGTAACCACGCCGAACCAGACAGGTCCGCAGTGGTTCGGACCCTCAGATGTTGTGCAGTTCAACGGTGTTGAAATCGGAGACAGCAACGATGTGATCCAGTTCCTCTCGCCTATCCAAGGCTTGCTCTATCAGGGCGCTCGCGCATTGTCTATTGCAACTCACCTAGATCAGGCAGCAGACAGATATGCGACACTCGAAACAGTGCCTGGCTACCTTCAACAGAAGGGAGGCGAAACGCTAGACAGTGACAGCCTCAGCGAGATTGCAGCTGCATGGTCACAGATGCGCAGACAAAACGCCATCGGTGCCCTAAATGATTACATTGAGTTCAAGGAATTTTCCATTTCACCGGCAGAAACGGTAGCTGATCAACGCAAGTATCAGTCACTTGAGATTGCGCGTGTGTCAAACATTCCTGCATACCTAGTGTCAGCACCTCAAGAAGGCTCAGGCCTCACATACACAAATGTGCAAGACAGCAACCGCCAGCTCTATCTGTATGGGGCCAAGCCATTCATAGAATGCATCCAGCAAACAATGAGCGCCTCCAATGTTCTGCCAAGAAATCGCTTCGTCAAATTTGACATTGAAAACTATCTTGAAGAAGAGATGCACGATGTCATGGTTGAACCAGTCGTAGATGTACCAGTAGAAAGCCCATCATGATCCATTTCGTCAATGTCCCAATCACCCTTGATGCTGCCGCAAGTGAGGATGTCCCTAAGACAATCACCGGCATTGCAGTGCCATGGTTTCCAGTCTCCGCACAAGTCATGGATGGCACCAAGGTGACTTTCCAGCGCGGTGCTTTTGATCTCAACATGAAAGCCCCAAAGCTTCTAGAAAATCATGACATGAGCGCATTGCGCGGTGTCGTGTCATCCCTTGCTGACATGCCTGAAGGCTTAGGCTTCACCGCCACCTTCGCAAAAACGGGCGCGGCAGCTGACGCAATCGAACTCGTAAAAGCAGGCGCGTACGACTCGGTTAGCGTTGGCGCTGTCCCCACCAAGTTCAAGTACGACAAGAACGGCGTAATGGTCGTATCGAAAGCTGATCTAGTCGAGATTTCGCTTGTCGCACAGCCAGCATTCAAGGATGCTGTCATCACAGAAATCGCTGCATCGGAACCTGATGCAACCGAACCCACCCCAACAGATTCCGAGGAGGAACCAGAAGTGGCAACACAAGAAAACCCAGCGGTTGAGGTCGAGGCTTCAATCATCCCAACAACCCCTATCTATGCAACTGCAAAGCGTGAGTTCATCATGCCAACAGCTGCCGAATACATCTCAGCCGCATTTGTCGGTGGAGACCAGTGGCGCGAAATGAGCGAAGGCCTACGCGCTGCAGCTCCCAATGTAATCACCTCAGATATTCCTGGTGTCCTTCCATTGCCAATCGTGCAACCGGTGTACAACAACTTCATTGGCCGCCGCCCTGTCATCGATGCAATCGGTGCCAAAGCAATGCCACAAGGTGGCAAGGTGTTCATCCGCCCAGAGGTAACGACACACACCAGCATTGGCAACCAAGCTTCTGAAAACAGCGCGCTGACTCAAGGCACTTTTGTGATCACAGACAATCAAGTTACAAAGGCAACATACGGCGGATACGTCACCTTGTCCGAGCAGTCGATTGACTGGTCACAGCCTGAAATCATTGGTCTTCTACTTGACGACATGGCTCGAATTTATGCCAACGAAACCGACAACGTCGCAGCTGACAACCTTGCTACCGGAGCATCAGTCACTCGTAACTTTGCTAGCGCATCAGGTGCTGACCCTTCATATTGGGTTGAGTGGATCTATGGTGCAGCCTCAACAATCCTGTCCTCGAGCAATGGCAACTTGCCAACGCATCTTTTCCTTGCACCCAATGTGTGGGCCAGCCTTTCATCACTCAGTGACACGGCAGACCGCCCACTGTTCCCGAATGTCGGGCCAATGAACTCATTCGGCGCATCAAACGCAAACTCAACAGACATGATGGCCTTCGGGTTGCGTGTAGTGGTTGATCGCAACTTTGCGGCCTCAACAGTGATTGTGGGAGACCCAACTGGATATGAAATCTTCGAACAGCAGAAGGGTGCCCTCAGCATTGATGTCCCATCAACAATGAGTCGCACAATCGCATTCCGCGGTTACCTTGCCACGCTCATGATTGACCCAACCAAGTTCGTCAAGGCTGCATTCGTCTGATAAAGACGATCTAGAAAGACTGCAACACCATGGCCACCTTCAACCTCGCATTTCATACGCGGTTAGAGAACTATGCCGTGTTGCAGACTTTCGTTGACACAGACATCCAACCTCAAGATTCGGT